GGATATACGGAAGCAGTTTTTTGGCAATATGTAAGCCCTGGCCGACACAGCCGTACTGCCCTTTGCTCAGGTCTGCCTTCGGATGATTCAGCGTACTCATATCCTGCACATCATGCAGGCAGTGGTCAGCCGGAATGATGTCGTTATACGTACAACTCTCTCCACCCGGAGTTACCGTGCTGCGGCGCGCCAGCTGTTTAATGCGCGGATCCGGAGCATCGTAAGAATCCGGTAACGGAAGCCCTTCACCGTAGGCCATGCCGTTGGACTGTCCGGCAAGCACAACCACGTAGAACCAGTCCGGCTCAGATGAAGGGCCGACCTGTGGATCTCCTTCAATAGCCACCGCCTGCATCAGTGTGTACGGCGTAATGGCAACCGGTCCGCCGTATGGCTGCCAGCCCTCTTTCAGTTTGTGTGTCAGCTTTTCCGCAAGGTCTGACGGCGACGCCGCCCTGACAACATCATAGTGTTTAAATGCCATGAATCCTCCCGGCCGGGATAATATTGTGAGTAAAATGAGGAGCGGGCTGAAGTCCGGAAGTTACAGGACAATGGCAGAAGAGAGACAACAGCCCGCAATACGAAAAAGGCCGCGCTATTGCGCAGAGTGATTACTGTCGGATATTATTCGCCAGCTGAAATATTACTTCACGTTTTGTTGTTTATTCCTTGCCGCCCGCGTCTCCCTGCGCGGGCTTTTTTTGTCCATAAGAAAGCCCCTCCGGAGAGGGGCTGGAGAGTGGCGCTATGTGCCATTGCATGGTGCCGGGTGCCTCCCGGTGAATTCAGTACCAGCACCTGAATCCGCGATTATCCCATATACCTACTCGCTGATTGCCCCTCCGCACAGGGGGATTCACCATGCCAGTTTCTTTTAACAAACTCCCCGCAAACCAGACAACAGTCAACCGCCTGAATTGTGAGACATTTAAAAAAAAGGCCCGCAAAAGCGAGCCAGGGAAAATAAGTGTGGCGCGTTGTACTGGATTCGAACCAGTGACCGATTGCTTAGAAGGCAATTGCTCTGTCCGGCTGAGCTAACAACGCAGGATACAGATAATGGACCGCCTTCGGGGACCCGAACTCCGCGCAACCAGCTTCGAAAGCTGGCGCTCTTTCCTGATAAGCTAATGGCGGTATGTGATGGTGGCCCTTGCTGGATTTGAACCAGCGACCTGGCGATTATGAGTCGCTCGCTCTCACCACTGAGCTAAAGGGCCGGGTCAAAAAATAATAATCAGATGAAAATCAATAATCAAGCCCTTGCCTGGATACATATCTGTCTGGCGGGAAGCCATAATAGCGGTGAAATACAGAAATAAAGTAGGACCAGCTTGAATAACCGCATTTTTCTGCTACAGCCTGTCCATATCCATGCCGGGAACATAACATATTCACAGCAACACGCATCCGCTCTTCCAGCAACAAGCGACTGAACATGTGCCCTTCATTTTTCAGTTTTATCTTTAACAAACTCTCACTCATATGCAGGCGTAACGCAATCGCACCAAGCGTCCAGCTTGCTGATATATCTGTCTGAATTATCGCCCTGACTTTGGCACTTATACTGGATAAACATCCACTTAAAAATAATAATATCCGTTCATCTGATTCAAACAGCGACAGGCATGCCATCATAAGAAACATATCCGTGGTATCTCCGGAAAATCTCTGGCTGGTAATTAAAGCCTCAGCCAACGCAGGGTTGTTGGGTTCCAGTGACAGATAAAGCGGAACGTCAGTCAGATGAGTTCTTGTCAGCTTATGCTGAATTTCCAGATATTGACTTACTATGGAATGGTTTATATCGAAAATTTTAACTTTGCCATAATGCATAAGGAAAAGCGCCCTGATGCATTTGGTGGCCAGAACGACTGAGCCGGGCTTAAGTGACAACGTATCCTTTTCAAGAAAAATATTAATTGGGGAGCAAACCATGATAACTGAACAGACAACAACCATTATAATTTTACTTTCATTAGCAATTGGTTAGTTCAATTATAGCCCCAAAAGGTAAATTATCATCAACACATAAGCAAAGGACTGACAGGTGCCGCTAACACCCACCAGCCGCCCATTTACCACAAATAAAAAAGCCTTCAGGACTGAAGGCGTCTGTAACAACCGCACTGATAGTCTGCCAGACCCGCCATAACAAGCTGGGTCAGTATTAACTGGCAGCGTTCGCGTGAAAGGTAAGTATTCTGCGCAATCTCCCCGACTGTCGCCGGTTCGGTGACGCTTAATTCATCAAACACAACTCTGGCGGTTTCTGTCATATCCTGCTGTTTCAGCATGTCTTTTTACCCTTTCCGGTTAACGTGACACACCAATAACTCTTGCCGAAAAAGCCAGCAAGCTGAAAGACCTGTATTAATAACTACCAGCACATTTAACGCACTGCGCTACTTTGCGGGCACAAAAAACCCGCTCAGAGGCGGGGTCAAGCTATGCGGCGAAATAACCACTCTTAACAGCATACCTGATTTTTTACGTACGTAAATGCTTTGCCGTGCATATTTTTCATGCAAATGTCACGTCCTGCTATTTTTCAGTCTTATAAATTTAAAACCATAGAAAAAATCAATTATGTTTTAAAAATGGATAGGTAAAGAATAACAAGTGACACAGATTCAAACCAAAATGGAAAAGGGTGGCAACCCACAAACGCCCACTCCACATCCATGACAATCCATACACAACACCAGATAACGTGGCAAATAATACAAGTAAAGCACCACCTGAATAGTGATAAAAACCAAACAACAAAGCCGCCACAATTAATGCAACCAATGGAGACGTTACTTCTGATAGCCGTGATTGAATATACCCTCTAAATAATGATTCCTCTGCCAGAGACACAAAAAACAAATTAGCCAATATAAACTCTGGCAACCACTCAGGAAAATGAATCTCTGGCTTTAATCCACCAAAAAAAACAGCCAAAAACAGGATAAGAGGAACAGAGAGCGACAGAGCCCCCCACTTCCACAAAGACACTTCTGATTTTACTTCTTTTTTAAACAAAGAAGATGTACACAGGACTAACAAAAATGGCACCAGCGCTTTATCAAAATTAAAATACATTGTATAGGGAGTACTTTGAGGGCCAACAGTAACAGAATTTAGCACTACAGGATTGTGAAACCCTGGCCATAGATGGAAAGATAATGCTATGGCTGATAAAACTATGCCAACTTCATATATAGATTTAGCCCAGGCGTTATATTTCCAGTTGAACTTCAAAATAATAAAAAAAACGATTGTAGCAACAAAAAATAACACCGACCAATCAATAATATCATTAAGCACAGCCAGGACAACAGACACCGTCAACAATGAAAAAGCCACTACCTTATGCCAACTGAGAGTTGACAGTGACAGTACTAACACAATCCACATAAGCACTCCTTTTATTTAATGATGAAGATTGATTATCAATATTTTCAATTCACCAGGCAACATTTTATCTACCTTCCACAATACATGACCATCAAAAAATAAACATGTTAATTATAAACACAGAAAACATAACCCTCATCACTATATATCCCTACCGCATATCCATATCTAACCGGACATTCAGAGCCATAAGCATTCCTTCAATAATACCTTCCGCTTTATAAAGCCTTTTACCAATAAGCCCATCAGAACATCTATGCTTACGTGCAAGAGCCATAAATGTCATTCCACCTACGTAATAATCCACCAACAAATCGTGCAAATACTGATTATTCTTGTTTAATCGTGCCATACAACCACAAATTATCATGGCGTCATCATCAGAACACTGAGGACGTGATTTCACTTTAGTCGGGATTAATCCTTTAAAACCAGCAGCTATCGAGGGCCATGTTACATCTTCATGATTATTTGCTGCCCATGCCCCCCATCGCTCAAGAACCATCTGGATATCACGCGCCATCGTTACCACCTCTGATTTCGTAAATCTTCACGCCCAGCCGTCCACCTGGCACAGGCTGACCGCGCACAATATTGATTTCATCAAACTGCTCGTCATCAATGAGCACTTCCGCATGCGTCAGCGCATCCAGCGGTGCTTTCAGAATGTTGTCCAGGTCACGGCGGCGCTTATCCGGTGGTTCTGCAATAATTTTTATTGCCAGCCGTCCGGACAGGCTTAATTTCAGCCGCTGCTGGCGAACAATAAGCGCCACAGCCCGGCGATAACGCTCACCGGCTTTTGATACAAAATATGTGCTGCCACGACGTCGCCAGTAGGTGTTCACCGTCGGCGGGTAAGGCAAAACAAACTCTATACGCATCAGTAACCTCTTTTACCCGAGCACGCCGGTTGCAAAAGCGTGATCAAGAAAACGAAAAATTAAATCAACCTGGGAACCATGCTTTTCTTCGAACGCCAGCGGATCCGCATGAAGCTCGTTGTGATGCTCCCGACACAGCGGTAGCGTGAAAATATCGTGGGATTTTGTTCCCATTCCACCCTGACCATGACCAATCAGATGATGAGGATCGTCCGCTGGCTTACCACAACACGCACACGGCTGTGTCTTTACCCAGCGTGTGTATTTCTCATTTACCCAGCGGCGACGTTTAGGTCGTTTCATGAAGGATTCCGGAGACTCCGGATCAACGGCAATGCTGACCACCGTCTTTTCCTGTGGTGGGTTCTGTTGCTGGTGGGTGTGAGGCGGTAGCGCAATATTTTTTGTGCGCTGCTTCAGTATGCTGGTGGCGGTCTGTTCTCCCGGTATGATGTCGCTTTCACGGTATACGGAGCGGATTTTTTCCGCCGGTAATCCCAGAGAACGACGCGATACTGCCTCAGGTAATGCGTCCACCACCTGATTGCAGACTGCCCACCAGGATAATTCAGCCAGCGATAATTCCCGTTCCTGTATGCCATTCATTGCGTGGCGGATGACGTCAATCATCCATGCTGACAGGTTTTGTTGAGCAAGTTGCTCAAGTGATTCGGATGTCTGGTCGCGCAGCTGGTTGTCGCAGTGCCAGCACAACACCATCGCGCCGGTACCGTAACGATGTATGACAGTTTCGCTGTGATGATAATCACCATGAGGCCACTGGCAGGATTTAACGTGACGTAATAACCAGTCAGACAGTGCACCAGCGCCACCAGCAGCACGAATCACACGCTCATTGCTGAAAAATGGCAGTAATGATTTATCTTCCGCCAGCGGCTGGCGAACGGCAGGAACGACCCCGGACGGCAGATTACGCATGCTTTTCGGTTCAGACTCCACCAGCACCCTGCCGCCATGAAATACCCGCATGGATTCACGGCCTGGCTTAACGATAACCAGACCGAGTTCCGGTACCAGAACAGGTCGAAGTAATACCCGCACATTACCTCCAGATCCGTTGCTGGAATGTGCGGGACGGACGCGGTGGCCGTTCGGAGTAAGGGAGCCTGACGGAGATTATCCAGTGACGGTAGTCGAGGCTAAGGGCTTTTTTAACCTCGCATCCGCGCCTGCGGTAACACTGAATGAGCCATTCGGCCTGTTCTTCAGTGCATGGGGGATGCTGGTACCAGTCAGATTTGAATGCGTGAAAACACCGTCCGCGCCTGCTGGCAAAGACGGCAGAATCATCAGAATTGTATAATTTGGTATCGTGCGCCATCGGTTGTCTCTGCTGGCGCAGCAGGTGCCAGTTGTTCAGGCTGGCGTGCGAATTGTAAACCAAAATGCCAGGAAAAAACAAAACCCGCCGAAGCGGGTTAAGTGCGGGTGCATTGAGGATGCCTGACACATCAGAGGTGGCGAGGGATTTCTCCCCCGCCTGGTCTCTTACTCCTCAGGTTCGTAAGCTGTGAAGACAGCGACCTCCGTCTGGCCGGTTCGGATTCGTACCTCGCAGAGGTCTTTCCTCGTTACCAGTGCCGTCACTATGACGGTTAAACAGATGACGATCAGGACGATTAACATCGCCTTTTGCTGCTTCATAGCCTGCTTCTCCTTGCCTTTCGGCACGTAAGAGGCTAACCTAGATTTGCCGTTCATAGATTGAGCCTCAGATTAATGTTAAGCGTCTTGCAGGACGCGTAATGTTAACTGGGGCTTTTCTCTATCTGCCTTTGGTGTTCATGCCTGAGACAGATAGCCTCAAGCACCCGCAGCCATTCTACTTAACTCCCGTTACCTCGCCAATATGAAATCAGTCAGAAAGGCGATCCATAAGAACAACAGCAAGGCAATAAATTGCCATTACAGCAGCAATAGCCAGCGCACATTTGAGAACCAGCACCATAACCTCCTGTATTGGACGTACACCAGTCCTGATAAATATGAGGCTGTCTCGTCAGTGATTCAATACAACTATTGGGTATAGTTTCTGTGATTTTGTTCTGTAGAAATGGAACATAATAACCTGTCACCACCAGCACTTCTTTAAATACGCCAAGTCCGACGCAAGCTAACCTTCTAGCCCGCTTTGAGCGAAGAGCGGACTGAGTAATTCAGGCCGTTAGCGACACTATGACATCATTAGCAACCAACTAGGAGTTGGTAATAGATGAGTTAATTAATTGATTAAAAACCGACGATTTTACTAGATTACGGGAAGAAGAAAGGCCGCTGGTACGGCCTCCCAGAGACTAGTCTATTGTTATGCTTAGAAACGCTTTTCTATCTCTTTTTCTCTTTCGTTTATTGCATCGTCAATGATTTTTTTTGCTGAATTAATTTGTGGTGTTTTTTCTGGTAATACATCTTCAAGATCTTTGGCAATTTTCTTTAATTTATCGATTTCTTTAGTTAATTCAGTTACAGATTTATCCGCTATTGACTTTGTCATTTTTCCATATTCCATTCAATTTATTTATCAATCAGTTACCCGTAAACCTTATCATGGATTCCAATTATCGACAGCTGGGATTTTTACTTTCTTGATCTGCCCCAGGCGAATGACATATCCCCATTAACCAATGTCCGCTCCTAGCACTTAGTAGACATTAATAGATTGTAAGCGTTCCCGTCATGTAGCGGTCACCGATTGGTGACGAATTGAAGCGGATCATTGATGAAAGTCGCAATAACGTGGCCAGCCCATTTATCGTTCACCAGATCCCGGAACGGCAGGTTAAACGCAGCAAAGAAGTTTCTCATCCCACTCAAGTTGCACCAGACTATTTGAGTCGGTCGTTTTCAGCTACGCGTGACAAGCTGGGTTTATATGACAAACGGCCGATGGATGAAAGGCCAACCTTTCACGAAATTCGCGCCTTAGCAGCACATCTTTTTGATCAGCAGGGCATCGATCCACAAGGACGAATGGCACACAGCGATGCGAAATCAACTAAAATCTACACGCAAAACCATATCGACTGGGTTGTAGTTCCACATGGAGAAATTAAAGCCAGCTAGCCCCAAGTAAGGCATAGAATTTTATTAACCAAGGAGCATATGACCAGTAATTAATTCTTACCGGAAAGTTAGCCCTGCTAAAATTAATATTAACAAAAAAAATAGGGGCAAATATTTATATTTGCCCTCGCAACATATTTATCTTCTTTTCAGTTCCTTGGGAAGAAAAGCATCTATTTCTTCTTCAGAAAATGTTAAATCTTCTTTGTTTTTTAATGCGTCCTGTGCTTTTTTATAAGCTTCAAATGTTGTACTAGGAGAGCCTGAATACACTGAATGTAAACTCTCGAGTAACGAATCCCGCTCTGACTGCAATTGCTCGATTGGTTTTTCACCCATTGCTAAGTCTGTAAGCAATGATAAATACTTTTCTCGGATTAACCAGATCTCATTTGCAGCCTGCTTATGTTTTTGCGCCAACTCACCAAGGTCATAATCTTTGGTATAAGCGTTAAGAATGAGAAGCAGTGTTGAAACAACAATCCCAACCCCCGTGCCTACTTCACCCGCGCCGAAAAAAGTTGCTAGAAAGCCTCCAGTAGTTAAGGCGGAGAGAATTATTTGCCAAAACTTTATAGAAGATAGTCGAGATAGGAGAATGTCTGAGCATTTTTCATGCGTCTTATGTGAGTAAACGACCCGACCATAACACTCTCTGATCTGCCCTTCTAAAACCCTTCTAGATTCAGGTGTATCCTTAGTCTGGAAATGTTGATCCATAAATCTCCCGCCATTTTTGCTTAGCCGACCATTCGCGTTTTGGGGTCGCCATTTCATGCTCTATAGCTTCGAGTGAAATGTTATAGCACCGTTTTGCTTTATATTGGAAAAGCCCTTTACCATAGACATACTGACCACTTCCTGGCGCTTTCCAATACTCCTTACTCGTATCTTGATCAGCCATCCATTTGAAGAAATCACGACTCATGAAATCGTAGTAAAGATACGACTTATCTCTATGCGCCCAATTTTCAATGAATTGATACGCAAGCGTATCAATGAGTAAACCACTTATAGGTACATCCCATTTACGCTTCCAAGCTCTTGCCATTCTACAAAGTTGCACCAAATTGTTATTGGTAATGTTATTTCTTAACCTCATTGCAGAAATTTCTGGCTTTGGATTTGTAATCCTCCAACGGCCACCACCGTTCGCATCAGGAAATGTGTAACTATCACTAACATTGAGGAAAGCTGGAACGACTTCAAATGTAATTCCATCATTGAACGGTACAAGGATCACTTGACCGTCACCTCTAATACTAGTGGTAGCATAGGTTTTTTCAATAGATCTCTTAACCGCTTGAAGCAATGCTGACTGCCCATTTCCTAAGTAGCTATTGTATTTTTGATACTCGGAATATGGTAGCTGAAAAATCATATCCAGATCGCTCAAGCCTTGCGTAGCTGTGTTCCGACCATATGATCCAACGTAGAGACTATGAGAAGTATCAGAACTGCTATCCCAAAAATCCGTATTTAAACGCTTCGTTATATTCCTATATCTAGTTGAAATTGTTCCACCATCTTTTACAGTAAGATTGGAGCAAAATCCGCAAAACCACTCAGCTAAACCCATGCTCAATTCCTTTTCTAAAATCTAATGAAAAATTCAAGGGCGCATGTTCCATGCATCATTGATAACTTTTTTCAGTCAGCTGGAGCAACATAATTGATACTAACTAGCTGTTTCTTCAAGTGAGTAACCTACTTTAGCATCAAGGTATTATACCTACCAAGCATGGGGAGAAACCACCACTTAAGCCATTGAAGTATATAGAGCAGATTTTGTTGAAAAAGCACTGTTTGTTTATACATATGAATAGTGCTTTTAACCAGCAATAGCGCGGCTCTCAGCGTTTTACAAGCAGTGTCATGGGGTGTCGGGGATCGGAAGTTCAAATCCTCTCGTGCCGACCAAAAAGATTATATAAACCAGCCTGTTATTGCTGGTTTTTTATGCCTACCTTCCTGGTAGGGAAGCTATGGGGAATTACTGGGGAATCCCCCCCTTTACCTGCTCCCATTAAACTAACATAGCACGATGTAAGCAACTTCCGCTTCTGGCACAAAGCGGACAACCACGCTAGCTCTACCCTGTGCCACAAAATGTCAATTTACATCTGAACTAATGCACTTTAATCTCGTCACTTCAAAAAATACCGAACATCCCCCTGATAAAACGACAATATCCGCTGCATAACTTCGCTTTTACGACACTCAGTACAAATTATATTATGACGCCTGTCGTAACGACGTATTTCTCCATCAGGTAATGACCAGATAAGGTCCGGATCAACCGCAGATGGTTTCTTCAGCTTTGCCCTTGAGAGCTTTTTACGGGCATTTTGCCAGTCCTTACGCGCCTGTTCAGACGGGAATAACCCGTAACCAGAGTTGTATACATCGCCACTGGCAACCAGCTCTCTGGCCAGAACGCTCATCAGATATCTTGTTGCCCCAGTTTTAGCTTCCAGTTGTCGTAACGTCTCGCGCCCACTCTGGCGTACGAGTTCAAGAACCTGCCCTTTAATTTTTTCCCGCTCTTCTTGTGTAAAAACTTTTGCCACAAGCCCTCCTGAAAATTACCTCATGACCAGAAATACACACTTACCCCCTGAAGCCCGGTGGAATTTCGGTATCCGGTTCAGAAATATGATTCACACAACGCTGGTTGTTCGTACCGCTTACCGGGAGCAACCAGGGGTTTTCAAAATTCCGGTCCGGTCCAAAAAACGTCGTCGCTCGCTGAACAAATTCCGTTCCCGTTTTCCCGGTAGCCGCCAGGTATCTTGCGTAACGCCTCACACCATCCAGCATGGCCTCTGGTGGCACCCCCTCGCGTAATCTGGCCTTCCAGGCACTGAAAGCGGATTTCTTCGGGTTTGCCCCAGCACGCAACGGGTATTCCCGCCAGACCTGTTCGAACACATCCGGATAATCCACTCGTCCCACAGGCTGCCCGGTGTTTTCCGGGACTACCCGATCGGCTTCCCGCTGAATGGCGGAATCGGCTTCAGGCTGCTGCAGTTGGTGTGATTGCTCCGGCCTTGCGGTCATCACCTGCTGCACAGCGCCCGAATCGGCTTTCAGCGCATACGCTGAATCGGCTTCCGGTGTCGTGCCTACTGGCTGACCAAGATTGACGGTCTGAACATCCCCTGCCTGGTTCGTGGCGTTTTTTACGCCATGGACCATAGTGTTTTGATCTTCTTGATCTGTATCTTTATCTGTATCTTTATCTGTATCTTTATCTGTCGTGACTCGTCGTGACATGTGCGTGACATTTCGTGACGCGCCGTGACAATCGCCATTTTGTTCCCGCTTTCTTTCCCTCTCTCGCTGCGCCCTCTTGCGCTCTGCAGGAGATTTTGCGGTTTGCGAAATATTGCCGTTGTCCTCTTTAAGCACCTGGCGTTTTTCCCATCCAGTGATTAAATCACCATCAAGTACCCGCCCCTGCATCGTCTGCAAAATTGAATCAATTACCTCTTCTGTCACGTCGAGCGCACTTGCCAAATCTTCTGTCGTGACATCAATGTGACCTCGCGTGACATTTCGTGACGCGCTCACCAGGAGATGGATATACACTGCCATCACTGTTGCAATTGGCTGCCCTGACACCCTGGCAATTGTTCGCCACTTAGGGTCATTTGGCATGTCATGCCATAATCTGAGCCAGGCGTTAGCCATACTCACCTCTTCTGATACCGAATCTTTTTACTCACGAGTTGCCGGAAGCGATTCGATATGGCTATTGTCAGTCAATGTACTGCCACAGCATTTCCTGCCGGGCCACCACGGTTCATCTGATTGAAACCGGCGATTGCCACTGCGACAAAATCATCAGCGTCTCTCACCAATCGCTCCCGCGTCTCCACCAGCTCCCGAAAATAAGCTGAACTGTGGCTGCGCATTCTGGCCACCAGCAAAGGTGGCATTGCTTTTTCGATAGCTGGTAACAACGCCTGAATTTTTTTAACCGCATCAGGGGTGTCTTTCTCCACCCAGCGGAAAATTTTCTGAGTATTGCGAGCCAGGGCTTCCGGATGGCTGTCGTCATACAGTTCCGGGAACGTCATTCCCAGCTCGAAATACGCTTTGGTAATTTTCGCAGCAGGTACTTTTTCGCCGTCCGGATGCGCCCAGACATTCATCGCCATGCGGATGTGTTCATGCTTGATTTTCATGAATCAACTCCATCAGATAAGCATGCACTACAATCACCTTCAGCATGAACTACATGCGTTTGCCCCAAACGAATGCCGCTAGCATACTCAGGCCAAATAAGCTCCCAATCATGGGGTCGTAGCTCCGCCCTACTTACTTGGCCTTCCGTCGCAGATTCGATCATAAGGGCGCGGGTTGGAGATATAGCTGCTCGTCCGGACGCCATTTGCGATAAGTAAGATGGCGATACACCAAGTCTGGCCGCGAATTTCTTAGCATCACCAACCCTCAATGATTTAATAAACTCTTTTAATGTCATACCTTCCTCGGTTTAGTGTTTTCTTGCGAGTTTAGTGTTTAATAAACCATTAAGTCAAGTATTTGCTTGTTTAGTGATTACTAAAGATAATTACCACATGCAGAAAAAAGAAATTCGCCGTTTACGTCTCAAGGAGTGGTTTAAAGATAAAACTCTGCCACCCAAAGAGAAGAGCTACCTATCTCAACTAATGAGTGGGAGGGCCTCGTTTGGAGAAAAGGCTGCCAGAAGAATAGAGCAAACATACGGGATGCCGGAAGGGTATCTGGATGCGGAATACGCAGAACAACCGGAGATTTCTCCACCACATGCAGGGTTAACGTCTAATCAACTGGAATTATTGCAGATTTTTTCAGCCTTCCCTGAGGATGAGCAACGCCAGATAATCAGCGAGTTAAAGCAGAAAAAAGAATCAATGGAAGATCTCATAGCGAGATGGATTGCGGCGCAAAAATGCCGCCGCGCCTAAGTTATAAAACCGGAGGAAACATGAATAGAGCCCTTTCACCAATGGTTTCTGAATTTGAAACCATTGAACAAGAAAACAGTTACAACGAATGGCTGCGTGCGAAAGTAGCAACGAGCCTTGCAGATCCGCGCCCAGCAATTCCCCATGACGAAGTTGAGCGCAGAATGGCAGAACGCTTTGCTAGAATGCGCAAGGAACGGAGCAAGCAGTAAAATGTTACCCGTGTTATGGCTTGAAAGCGCAGATACCGACCTAGATGATATAACCAGTTATATTGCTCGTTTCGACATAGATGCGGCTGAACGCTTATGGCAGCGATTAAGGGGTTGTGTGCTGCCGTTATCCGAACATCCGTATTTATACCCACCAAGCGACAGAGTACCTGGCTTGCGTGAGATTGTGGCCCACCCTAACTATATAATTCTATACCGCGTAACAACATCAAGCGTTGAAGTAGTAAACGTGATCCACGCAAGACGCCAGTTTCCCTAACTTTAACTACCAATAGAAACATAACAACCGCAACGACTTTACCAAAAGCGTTGTGTTTGTTACGCCCCACGATTTAGTTTTTGCTTGACTTAAGTTTAATGTTTATTAAACTAAAAATACCAACCCACCCCGCCCCACAGAACGCAGGGCAATACTTCGAGTTACCCGGCAGTGGTCAGGGGTTAAGTAGCCAGCCCGAGGCGTAAGAACATGACGGCAGGGTTCAACTTTAATAACTATGCAGCAGGTTTTTGTTCCGCTACCCCGGCGTTAAGGGGAAACAGAGGGTTTCTCAGTGGGCGAAGTCAAACATCAGAATGGAAGGCATCCCGGGATCGGCAAAGAAGCGGCAATGGCGCTTTATATTGACATCAGCGCCATTGCCGGACAGGTAAGAGTTATCAGAGCGGTAACTAAGCGGTATGCGCCTTTACTTCAGAAAGTCTCTGGTGAGTGCACCGAAGATATTGTCAACGATTTCGTCATCGAACTGCGAGGACTCATCTTCAGTTACAAGGTGACCACAATTTTTGCAGATGGCTCCCGCGAAACTGTCAGAGCCATGCGGTTTAAAGGATGTGTCAAAGACTTCGCCGCCACATTCTGGGCAAGAAAACTTGATTGTATTCATAACCAATTTCCTCTCGAGTAACAGATCCCTCAGAGGATACCACCTCGCCTGACGTGGTTAAAAGCAGGCAACGCTAACCACAAGGAGCCGACATGCAGAAACGAGAACCCGTCATCATCGCGCCAGACTATACCGATGATGAACTTTATGAGTGGATGCACCAGAAAATTAAGGCAGCGCAGGACCTGAAATGGGCCAATGAAGCCAGGGCTAAGCAGGCTGAAAATCTGTCCGCTCTGGAGCAGGGTATCACCAATCTGGAAAAAGCAGCGGCATTAAGCATTGCCAGAATGATTACATACCCACGTTAATAGCTAACCAACGAGGCTAATAATGGAATTTAAAGATTTACCAAAAGAAATCCAGACAATTGCTGCAACGACTCTCGGTGATAGTCTGGTGAAAATTGACCCGGCATACACCAAAAAAGAAACCATCGATAATATGGTTCGTAATGTGCGCAATGCTTTTTCTGGGCTATATGGTTCTGATAATCAAAAGCAGGAAAGCGATGTTAATAAACGGGTAATTTCTGTTTGCGTGAATGGCCATGTTCTTTCATCAATCAAAACAGAAACGGCGACAGTCTTCGATTGCCTTTGCATTGTACAGAGCCTTGTTGATGCCCTGTTTCGTTCAGTGAATTTAGAAAATGATGCAAATCAGCGAGGACGCACAATAGCACATCCATATGCACATACTTTAGGCTCTGTGGATATCAAAGATCCCACAAATCTTTAATGAAATAGTTAACGCGAATTGTACTTGCTCTTTCAGTTGCTTTCAGAATACGCGTTGAAACTGCTGGCGGTAATTTGGTATTCCATTTATTAAAATCATGCCCGGGAAAGTACTCTTCGAAAATACTTTTAACTGCAGACTCGCCTATTGAAATGCTGCTTACCATGCGATTTTGATAAAGGCATTTAGCAATAAGAGTTGATTTTAACATTCACCCTCCTGAGGGTTGGTAATTAAGGAGTTCTCCACGGGTGAAGTGGAGTGCGTGCGCCGGACACGGGTGAACATCCGGCACTGACAGTTTACTGAAAGGATATTTCTCTGAAAAGTCAGAGCATAACGCGAAAGCGCACGGCGAGGTTGCTGGTTCATAGATAGCCTGTCGTTAAATTTTCGTCGACCGTGCGCTTCCGGTTGTGGCACTCCGCGAAATGGCGCGGCGGTAAGTATGGCGGGGTTATTCCTTCCCCGTTGAGGACACCGGGTTGTCAGGTTGACCATACGCTTAAGTGACACCCCCGCTACAACGCCCTCTGTTATTAATTTTCTGGTGGCGTTTGGCGGTATCAGTTTTACTCCGTGACTGCTCTGCCGCCCTTTTTAAAGTGAATTTTGTGATGCGGTGAATGCGGCTAAGCGCACGCGGAACAGTTAAAACCAAAAACAGTGTTATGGGTGGATTCTCTGTATCCGGCATTAATTGTTAACTGGTTAACGTCACCTGGAGGCACCAGGCACCGCATCAACAAAGTTCATTTGTAAAAATGGAGGTAATTATGATTGCTCATCACTTCGGAACTGATGAGATTCCTCGTCAGTGCGTGACTCCCGGTGATTATGTTATTCATAAAGGAAGAACATATATTGCTTCGGTAAACAACATTAAAAAACAACGGCTCTATATTCGTGATTTTTCCACACAACACTGTATTAAGGAAACCATGATTAAAGTCTTCCTTGGTCGTGATGGTTTACCTGTAAAAGCAGAGTCATGGTGAGCAGTAATAAAATAACTGCCACAATACGACATTCAGCTTAATGAATACATCAGATTTGATTCTTATATGCCAGCAATGGCAGGGATTTGTTCATCCTTAAATATGTCATGAGGTTAAAACAAAATGAGTAAAGTCTTTATTTGCGCCGCCATTCCGGACGAACAGGCAATAAAGGAAGAAGGTGCAATTGCTGTAGCCACTGCCATTGAAGCCGGTGACGAACGCCGCGCCCGTGCCAAATTTACCTGGCAATTCCTGGAGCAATATCCGGCTGCTCAGGACTGCGCTTATAAATTTCTTGTTTGCGAGGATAAACCCGGTATACCCCGCCCTGCCCTCGATTCCTGGGATGCTGAATATATGCAGGAAAACCGCTGGGATGAGGACTCTGCTTCCTTTGTCCCGGTTGAGACTGAATCAGATCCGATGAACGTCACTTTTGACAAGCTGGCCCCTGAAGTACAGAACGCTGTCATGGTTAAGTTCGACACATGTGAAAACATCACCGTTGATATGGTGATTAGTGCGCAGGAACTGTTGCAGGAAG